AATAATATACCGTATGAGACTTTTGACCAACTAGAGGTCCGTACATCGGAGTTTATCTTCTTGGATTGGAATCCCGTACAGGAATTTTGGTTCTATACTGACGTAAAGGATAAACGTGATGACGTGGAGTTTATTACGCTGACGTATAAGGACAATGAAGCGTTAAGCCCTGATATTGTGCGATCCATAGAACAGCGCAAAAACAATAAGAATTGGTGGCAGGTGTACGGACTGGGCCAATTAGGTGAGGTAGAGGGCAAGATTTACAAAGACTGGGAGATTATAGATTCAATACCACATGAGGCAAGGCTTGAGAGATACGGATTAGATTTCGGATATAGCAATGATCCCACTGCAATAGTGGCAATTTACAAATACAACGACGGATTTATATTAGACGAGATAACTTTTCAAAAAGGGTTAAGCAATAAACAGATTGCTGATATCCTAGCAAACGTACCCAGGGCATTGGTTATAGCTGATAGTGCTGAACCTAAGAGCATAGACGAGATTAAAAGCTACGGTATTAACATCCTACCTTGTAATAAGGGGCGGGATAGTGTCAGGCAGGGCATACAATACGTTCAAGATCAACGTATAAGGGTTACAAAGCGCAGTCTGAATGTATTAAAAGAGTACCGTAACTATCTATGGCAGACTGACAAGGAAGGAAGAATCATAAACGTGCCAGATGTAGGGTTTGATCATGCAATGGATGCCATCAGATACGGACTGGACTCATATAAACCAAAGGTTAACAATCCGTTTACAAATTCAATTAACAAAGCATTTACATAATATGTACGAAAATATTTCGATGAAAGTAAGGGCGGTAATGGATGACGCAATCGATGGAGAAGTTCAGTTGATTGAGGGTCGCAAGAACGCCAAACCTATATTGTATAACCAGCGTGAAACATTACGTAGAATAAATTTTTATTTAAATGATAAGTATTTAGAACGTGATGACAACGCTATTTTCTGGAATATTTCAGCCACACGCATTCCACACTTCGCTAAACTTATTAGCCCTGACACTAAGGACTTTATGCCTTATGGCAAGGGACAGCTTAATTATTGGCAGGCATGGGCATTACGCAAGAAGGTAAAAGATTGGTTTGATACTAATTCGTTTTATCAGACACTTAACGACACAGCACTTGATTTAGCTATTTATGGTTCGGCTGTTTGGAAGAAGCATAAAGAACGTGGGGTAACAAAGATGGAACCAGTGCGACTTGACAATCTATATTTTGACCAATCAGTTGAGTGTATAGATGAGGCCGATATAGTTGAGAATCATAACCTAACATTGAATGAGCTGTGGGAGAAGGATGGCGTCTGGGACAATGTTCAAGATGTTATTAAACAGGGCAATGATACAAATAGATTTGAGGTATGGGAATACTATGGATTGTACCAAGAACAGCAAGATGATAAACCACAATACAAACATGTTATTGGATATGGGTTTGGGAGAGACTTTATACAATTATGGGACGAGATAATAACTCGTGATGAATGTCCTTACTATGATTTCCATATTGGTCCATACAAGGGGCGATGGATGAGATGTGGTGTGGTTGAGCGTTTATTCAAGTTACAAGAGAGAGCCAACCAATTAGTTAATCAGAACGCACAAACAACTGAAATTGCTTCGTTGTTACTTCTCAAAAGCGGAAATCCTGACATTACAGGTAACGTAATTGAACAGGCACAGAACGGACAGATCATTGGTGACGAGACTTTGCAACAGATTGGTATTACAAATACAGGTTTACAACAATTCTTATCTGAAATGCAGTTGATTGAGAACCAAGCAGATAAACTTTGCATGACTCCACAGATTGTACAAGGTGAAGCAAGCCCAGCTAACACTACATTTAGAGGTATTGCGGTGGTAAATGCTGGTGCAGTTAATGCGTTCCGTAATGACAGACAGAACTTATTTGAAAAGATTGCAGATATTTTGCTAAAAGACATTTTCCCCGATTTAGTTAAGGGGTGGAAGAAAGAAGAATTGATTGAAATGGCAGAGGACGAGGAAGATGCAGAGGCTTATGACAAGGCAGTCAAACAATACATGGCTAAGGAGGCTATGTTAAATGGGACATTAGTAACGCCAGACGTTATCAATCAGATAGGAATGACAGTTGATGAAAATATCGGAAAGGTTGGAAGACGCATTGAGCCTGGTCCTGATTTCTGGGACTTTAAATGGGGGTTCAAGATGATGCCAACCGATGAGAGTGTTGACAAGACAGCTATGAATGATGCTTATTTCAACGCACTACAAATGACATTGACCAATCCGGCAATTACACAGATCCCTGGGTTTAAACAATATTGCGAGGACAACGGTATTACGCCCTGGAAGTTAACACCGGCACAACAGCAACAGTTAATGCAGGGTCAACAGGGCGGACAGCAAATGCCAGAGCCTAAACAGCCAGATAAATTGTTAAGTGAAGCAAAGATCCAATAATATGAATATAGACGCATTTTTAAAAAGCAGTGAGTGGCAAGAGTTAAAGCAATTCTTCTTTGATGAGTTTCTTGATAAGCCACTAAAGATTAAGACTGATGGTAAAAGCGTAGAAAAGATTGCGCTAGAAGTAATGGCGTCTAATATTGCGTCTAAGAAGCTGGCACTTGCAATAAAGAAGTTTGAGAGAATGGCTAAGCCACAGATAAAGCAAGATAAGCCATACGTATAATTATAAGTTTATTATAATATAGGAGACCTAGCTCCTTTAACTAGGCTAAACCGCACCCTGTTAGGTGCTACTAAATATGACAGACGAACTAGACCCAACGGTCAATGAGGCTACTGACTCTGAAACAGTAGAAGAAGAAACCGAAGCCGCTCAGGTGGCTGAAGTTGATAACACCCCTACGCTTGAGGACTACGAAGAGTTAAAGCGTAAAAACGAGATGTTATACGCACGTGTTAAGAAAGCCGAAGAGGCTAAAAAAGTAAGTCAACCCCTTAAAAAACTAAATGATACTGGACTTACTCGTGAAGAGGTAATTCTCTATGCAAAAGGATATACAGATGAAGAGGTTAAACTGGCTTTAAAGCTTTCAAAGGTAGAAGGAACCAACCCTTTAGTGGTCGCTGAATCAGATGACTACTTTAAGACAAAAGTTACTGAACGCCAAAAGAAAGAAAAGTCAGCACTCGCATCTCTCCCTGCATCTTCTGGAAGTGGCAGATACACACCTCCCAAACCTGTCGGTGAAATGACGGAAGAGGAACATCAAGCATATTTCAGAGAAGTCATGGATAAGGTCTAGGTCTTGACAATTAGAAGTAGTGTTGTTTAACAATCTGTATTAAGTGAATTTCTATGACATTTATTAAAGGTCAAAAAGCGTGGAACTCTGGTATTAAAATAGACAAAGAAAAATATCCAAAGATTGGACACCACAAAAAACACAGTGAAGAAACAAAAACAATAATAAGCAATAAGACGAAAGGTCACGCTCCCAATAAGACTTCTTTTAAAAGAGGACAAAATATCGGAGAGCTAAATGCTAATTATCGTGGTGGAGTTTCCATATTGGATAGAGTTATAAGAAGAATGCCAGAATATAAACAATGGAGATCTGATTGTTTTCAAAGAGATAATTGGACTTGCCAAACGTGTGGCATTAGAGGTGAGTTCATAACCGTCCATCACATAAAATCTTTTTCATCTATTATAAAAGAAAATGAAATAAAAAATGTTTTAGACGCAAGAAAGTGTGATGTTATCTGGGACATTAACAACGGAGTTACATTGTGTGAAAATTGCCATAGTTTAACAGACAACTATAAGTGTCGTGCCAGGAAGAAACTCGTTTAATACAGATTGTTAAAGCTTGCTACCTAATTATAACAATATCGCTACAGGTACATTTCCTACCGCTACTGAGACCAACACAACGTTGGCGTCGGTAATCCCAGGTTTGTTCGCTGAAAAGATGAACAACTGGTACAAAGATGAACTTGTCTGTGCTAAATTCTTCACAGATTTATCAGCAGACTTAGCAAGTGGTACAAAGACATTATTGATCCCAAATATCACTGCAATGACAGCTTACAGCAAATCTAATGCAACAGCTGTTACATTGAACAACCCAACTGACAGCCAGGTCACATTGACTGTTGATACTTGGTATGAATGTTCATTCGCAATCGAAGACAAAGAAGCCGAGCAAGTAAAGAAGAGCTACAACTACATGTCAGTATTGGCAAAAAATGCCTCTGCTGTTGTAGCTGCTGCTTATGAAGATGCTATCATTGCTTTATTTGATAACTTCTCACAAACAACTGGTACTTCGGCTGCTGCTCTTGCAGATAGCAATATCCGCCGAGCTATCCAATACTTGGATGAAGCTAAGGTTCCACAAGAAGGTCGAGCATTCTTCTTCACTCCAAAACAAATCTGGTCAGATCTCATGTCCATTGATCGATTTACCTTAATGGTAAACACAGCCGGTGCTGATCCTGTTTTGAAAGGTAAGGTTGGTATGCTCTATGGTATACCTGTCTATATGAGTGAAAGAATCGGTGCTACAACTGGTTCTGCACAGTCGTGCCTTGCACATAAGGATGCTATCGTACATGCTTCAACTATCATGCGTGTTCAGTCAAATTACATCCCACAATATTTATCAACAGTTACAACTGCTGACGTTGTATTCGGTGTAGTTGAGAACCGTGACACAAGTGGTGTATGGATAGCTACAGCTGATGCCTAATAAGTTCTAACAATTATTTAAATATAATTTGTCCCTCGGGGTTCCAGTTCACGCCGGACGCCCTGAAGGCGTGGAGATAAATTATGACAAAAGAAGAAAGAATCCTTGAACGTATCAAAATGGTGGTGGAGGAATCAAAGAAGTTCCCTAACCCGAGAATCCATTACAACATAGATGAGTTACCGGAGGACGAGAATATTAAGGAAAACATGTTCTACGGAGTACCTGCCGAGTACAATGCTAGGGTAGAAAAAGAGACAATGTGCCAACTAATCTATAAGCTATCTTAATATGCCAGTAGTAATGGGAACTAAATTAAAAAAAGTAAAAGTGTTCATAGGAAAGGATGGGAGAGTATATGAGGGGGATATTGCCCAAGCGTATAACGGATCTAACCATTTCGGATTTAGAGATCCAAATACAGTTCCAAAAGAAGTTAGAGGAAATGAAACGCCGAAAGCGTAACAAAAAATTTATATGAATGTTTTCATGGTAAATAGCGGATATGAAGGTTGTAACTACTTACGTATATATCTCCCTTGCGTTTTTAATGGTTATGATACTGATAAACCTAGTAGAATGGGTAACAGAATGGATCCAAAGGATATAAAAGAGAAGTTAGTAGAGGCAGACGTAGTCGTGTTCCATAGGGCGGAGGAGAGAACATACCACAACTTAGCAGCAATGCTTAAGAAAGATGGCAAGAAGATTGTGATGGACAATGACGACACGTTTAAACTTGAAGACCAACACCCATTAGCTAATTTCACTGCTGATGGCAATCAAGTTGATCATCTTAAAAGACGTAGTGATAACATAGAAGAGTTTATGCGGATGTGTGATCTAGTAACCACAACTACAACTACGCTTGCAGAAGAGTATAAACAGTCTTGTCCTAACGTGATGATACTACCTAACTGTGTAGATCCTGATGACTGGGACGAGCCATTGCGAAACGAAGGCGACAAGGTACGTATAGGTATAGTAGGAAGTGCGGCCATTGAGTATGATTATTTACATGTTAAAGAGGTTATAAGAAAATTGAGCCAAAGAGACGACGTTGAGATAGTGGTGTTTGGTCTAGGAGACGCAAAGCACCGAAAAGATAATCCCGCGGTTACAAAAGTATTTGCAGAGGAGTACGCGTTCTGGGATAGTATCAAGAAAGAGCATTTCCCATGGTGTCCAAACTACCTTTATCAGGAGACGTTGAACAATATGCGGCTAGACATGATGCTTATACCTCGTAAAGACAATTACTTTAATAGGTGTAAGTCTAACGTGAAGTTCTTGGAGGCAGCAATGTGTGAGATACCTGTAATAGCACAGAGCTTTGACAATGGACCATACGAAGAAATAACGCCAGATTTTGGTGTCCTTATAAAAGACAACTCTAAATGGGAAGAAGAGATAGAGCGGCTGATTAAAAACAAGGATGTGAGGAGACGTTTGGGAAGACAGGCACGAGAATATGTATTAAAAAATTACGATATACGTCAACATGCTCATAAGTGGGCAGAAGCTTACAAATCACTTTTTTAAAATGAAAGACACAATAACAAAAGTAGCGATACAAGATGCAAAACTAGTAAAGATATTAAGCGAGAGAGCCATTATCTATAAAGAAATAATGGGGCTCAATAAGAAGATAGAAGAAACTGACAAGGAGCGTAAGAAACTAGCCTATAAGATGGATGCTTTGAAGGAAAAGACCAAGTTAATTGTTGATAGGCTTGGTTTAGAGAGCAAGTTACAAGAATTTGAGGTTATATCAAAGATTTATTTAGATGAAGACGGTCAGGCTTATTACGAGATTACTGACCAGATAGAGGCATACAAGGAAGCCATTAGAGATGATCGCAAGAAGAAGGCAGAAGCCAAGTAATATGAAGATATACACCTATGGCGTTTATGATCTTTTGCATTATGGTTACTGAAGTAGCAAAGAAATTTATAAATTTAATATAATAATATGGTTTTCTCGGATACAACTAATCTAAGTGGAATCATTCAAAACATAGAAGTAATGACAGATTTGGGGTCTACCTATATTTCAGGTGATACAACTAGATTAAAAGAGTTCACTAACTTAGTTAATCGCGTACAGCACAGAGTTTGGCACACGATTTTTGCGTCTAATGGTAATTGGCAGTATGACGATGGCAATTATACTACAATGCCAAGTTCCACAACTGACGTAGTTTCTGGTACTGCTCAATATTCATTACCAACAGACGCTTTAACAGTTAAAAGAGTTGAGATTAAAGATAATGCCGGTAATTGGATAGTGTTAGCACCAATTACGATTGAAGAGCTTGGTGGTGTTGCAGTTGATGAATACATGGATACTGACGGAATACCACAGAGCTACCGATTAGTGGACAATATAATCGAACTGTTTCCTGCTACAAATTACGCCTCAACTGCTGGGTTAAAAGTTTATTTTGATAGAGATTCTGTCGATTTTGAATATGACGCAACGTCAACTACACCAGGGTTCGCTTCTCCTTATCACGAGATGCTTCCCATCGGTGCTACGATTGAATACTTAAAGGTAAAGCAGCCAACAAGTCCAACTTTACCAGCTCTTATGCAGGATTACTTGAAGTTAGAACAATCAATTAAACAATTTTATGGTAAACGATTTAAAGATTTTAAACCTAGAATTGGTCGTTTAGCACAAAGTTATAAATAATTAAAAATATGAAGGATACATTAAAGGTTAAAGGTTTGATAAAACTAGAATTATCCCGTGATGGTAATGTTATTGAATCACGAGAGGTAAAGAACACAATTACAAATGCAGGTCTTGCACAAATTGCATTACTTGCTGGTGATGCTTCCGCTGTTCCATTTACTTATTTGGCCTTAGGGACTGGAACTGACGCTGCTGCTGCAACTGACACAACATTAAAGACTGAGACATCGGATTCTGGACTTGCCCGTGCCGCCGCAACTGTTTCTCGTGTTACAACTAGTGTTTCAAACGACACACTACAATTATCAAAGGCTTTTACTTCTGCTGCTTCTGCGGCTGTAACTGAATGTGGAATATTCAATGCTTCGTCTGATGGTACTTTGCTTGGCAGACAAGTATTTAGTGCTATCAACGTGATTTCTGGTGACGTTCTAACAATAACTTATAAAGTCTCATTTGCTTAAAGTATGGCTTATAAACTTTACGATGAAGCGATAGAGTACGATGCGTCAGATGTTATATATGACGGGAACTTGTTTTATACTCAAACATTAACTGATTCTGTTTCTTCTAATGATTCAATTCTAAGAAGTATATCAAGAACTTTGTCTGACGCTATAACTGGAACTGAATCGTTATTGAGAACAATGACTAGATTGTTGTCAGATGCTTTGACTTCTACTGAAGCGATAGTCAAGAGTACCACACGTACAATTTATGATTCAATTTCAGGTTCTGAGGTGATAATCAAATTCTTAAATGGTATTCAACTTATTTGGACCAATGATTCCAAGGTTGCCGCTTCGGTATTTACAAATTCATCTAAAGTTTCTGCTTCAAGTTACACTAACGATACAAAAGTGAGTGCCGACGATTGGGCAAATGACGATAAACCTAATTGCTTATAAAATAATATGAGTATAAATTTTCCTACAAGTTTGGATACATTAACAAATCCAATATCTACCGACCCACAGAACAATCCGTCGCATTCTGCCCAACACGCCAATTCCAACGATGCTATTGAAGCGTTGGAAGCCAAGGTTGGTGTAACAGGTTCGGCAGTAGCTACATCAGACGATTACAGAATATCTACACTTGAATCTAAATCAACAACTGCACCAACCGAACTTAAAATATCAACCGCTTCTAAGGGCGGTGTTTCGCGTTGTATAGACGATGCAACTGGTGATACGGCAGTAACTTCTGACAACTGGATTGAAGATGAAAAATATGGTTGGTATGCAGACTCCACAGCAACAGCTGTTTCAGCTGAATTTGACAGTGCAGTAACAAGAACAGGAAGATTAACTTTAAAACTTTCTGCTACAGACGCTACTGGAACAATAATTGCTTATAATTCTTCTGGAGTCACATTGCCCTTGTTATCAACAAGTGCAATTTCATTAAAGCCGTCAACAGTATATAAATTAAACATTTTTGCAAAAACAATTTCAGTCGGAACAAATGGAGTTTTTGCAGATATTATACAATATGACAGTGCGGCTGCGGTGGGAACCACTGTTTCAACGAACAAGCTTTCAACAACAAATGACTGGACACTATTAACAATAAAGTTCACTTCAGATAGCGATGCTTCTTTTGGTAGAATAGCCTTGCATAATGATGTGGCGGGAGCCGTTTCCTCTGCTTGGTTCGATGTAAATTCAATGACTTTAGAAGAAGTTGTTGAGGACACTTCATTTACAGGTAAGGTTGCTGAAAAAATACGACCCATATTTCAGGCGGTTACTACTACTGATAACGTTGACCAGAGCTTAGACCCAACAGGTGCTTATACTAATACTTATGCCCTAACAAATGCAGTAAACGAGGGTGTCACACATTTACAGACATTTACTCCAACTAAGAAATATATTACACAAATAGGTGTATGGATTGTTGAAGCTGGTACCGGCGTTGACTGGACTTTAGTTGTACACGATGCTTCGAATAATATTTTAGCGTCTAAGCTTATTGCGGCTGCTTCTTTGGTAGAGGGTGCATTTAATTATTTTGATGTACCAAATTTGTGGACTTCTGGAGATTTACATTTCCACGTTTACGCTTCTGCTACAACTGGCGACCCAACACTTAAAACAAACACCTCAAATGATTTGGAGGCTTGTTCGTATATCCAACGATACGCTAAAAAATCAGAAGGATTTACGGTTGTATGTAATGGCGTAAAGACAGATGTTAAGGCTGACAAAGACGGTATATTAAGTAATGCTATTATTGATTTAGATAATGGTAAATATTTATTTGGTTCATATAAAACACCATCAACTTCGGTTTTGGGAGATGTCTTATTTAATGATGTGTATTCTGCAACTGCTGGTGGTAGAACTGCTGATGCTTATATTGGTATAAATGGTTGGGCTATTGATACTGGAGTAAACCATAGACTTGCTAGTTCAAATGGTGCTGCTAATAGGGACTTAGTGTTTAAAGTAAATACTTTACTTCCAATTAAAAAACTTAAAGTAAGTTCAAGTTGTACTGGGAAAGACTGGAACATATCTTTATCTGCTGACAATATTACTTGGATTGTTTTAGCATCATCAACATTAACAACTCAACAATCAATATACGGGATAACGGAAAGGTTCAGTGGGTTAAGTTCTTTTTATGTGAAGATAAACCAACCATCAACTGCTGCGTATTTTATTGTGTATGGATTTGGTATTGAAGCTGACCTAGATACCTCTAGTGTTCCTTCTGGATTGTTTTATCCGTTGGTTACTTCTCAATTATCAGAATCGTGGAATACCTCTGCTAATACTGCTTCATACGTTTATAGACAAAATAAATTTATAAATGGATATGGCGTAGTGATACCAGCGATTGAACTTAATAGCGGTGCAACTGGTGCAGGTTTTTTACTTGGTTATTTACCATTTAAAATAGACAACTCTCAAGAAGCAACCCCTAGTGTAAAAATTCTATCTTCATCTGGAATAGCATCGGACACAGTTTTAGACGCTGATGGAGAATATGTGGCTTTAAGTGCCGCCGCTGATGAGGGTGTATTGAATTATCAAGTTGGTACTGGTGCAACTTGCACGGCAATTACTAAGAACACGATTTACCTATCATCAAACGCTTCTAGTTCTGATTCTACACAAGACCCTAGTTTACAGGGCAATTATATCGTTGGTGTTAGAAATCAAGGTATTACAGACCGCATTAAAGATATGGGTGATGAATTGGAATACGTCAGAAATAAGGTTGTAAAGAGTTCTGAATGGACACCTTGGACACCAACACTTACTTGGACAACTGGAACTCCCGCAACAAACGTAGTTACCAAAGCTAGATATAAGATTTCAGATGGCGTGTGTTATTTCTCATTTTACTACACAGCAGATGACGGAAACGGGGCAACTGCACTTACAATTTCTTTGCCAGTATTGCCAAAAGATAATGACAGTTTAACTGCATTACAATCTCAAGAAAAAGTTGATACTACTTGGAGTAATCCGTTGGCTTATATTGATGACGGAGCAACTACAATCGCCTTTAGAAGCTTGTCCGCCGCAACTGATACTAAAGCGGTAATAGTAATGGTTACGGGTAATTACGAAATATAAATATGGAGATTCAAAAGCTAAAGAAACTTAAACAGATTCTTGATATAACCGATGACCCAACCGGTAAGCTTTTAGAATTAACTGAACGAGTTGAAAACGATGAGATAGAAAACTCTAACGATCATCAGTCAATAAGAGACGAGATATCAACTAAGATAAATGAGGTTGAACAATCTATTCAGGACATTGAATTGATTGAACCGGAAAGAGGAGATCGTGGAGACAAAGGAGACAAGGGTGATCGTGGAGACAAAGGAGACAAGGGTGACAAGGGAGACCCTGGAAAGGGAGGGAAAGACGGAGTTGATGGAAAAGATGGGTTGGATGGTAAAGACGGCGTAGAGGGCAAAATTGGACCTCAGGGAACGCCTGGCGAAAAGGGTGACAAGCCAGGCCATCAATGGAAGGGATCTAAGTTACGATTTGAACGGCCCGACGGATCATGGGGCAAATACGTCGACCTGCAAGGCAAAGATGGCAATAGCTGGTCAATAGTCGGCAAGTCTGCCGGAAGCGTAACGGTACAAAGTGACGGGATAGAAGTTTCTCAAGGAGTTAAATACTTGAATTTCGCAGACGGATTAACTGCTACTGCAATAACTGGGGACACCGTAAAAGTAGACTTCAATGGTGGTGAAGTCCCTTTGTCTAATTATCTTTATAAACCGGGGGTTGCTGGTGGTCAGACTGCGTATGGCGGTGTTGATGCTGGAGATAATTTAACACTTGGTTCTACTGCACACGCTACTAAGGGCAAGATTTTCTTTGGAGCTGATTCAGTTTATGATGAAGTAAACATAAGACTTGGTCTAAAGACAACTTCACCAACTCAACGACTAGAGATTTATGATGGTAATATAAGTTTTGATAGCGTTGATGCCCCAGGGGCTTGTACTGCTGCATTAGCTGGAGTTGCTGGTAATGTCGATAACGGAACTCATACATATAGGGTTACATTTAGAAATTCAGCTGGCGAGACAATTTTAGGCACAGCCTCTAATACAATAACGGTCGCAAATAAAACAGTTGATGGGCAGGTAAGTTTAACTGGTATACCTACTGGTGCGGCAAAAGATGCAATAACTTCAAGAAGAATTTACCGCACAAAAGCTGGAGGTACTGCATATTTCTTAGTGGCTACGATAGCTAATAATACTGACACAACTTATACGGATAATATTGCCGATTCAGCTTTGACTTCTATTAACCCTGAAAATGCATATAACAGAGATAACACAATAAATGGTAAACTTTATAAAGATGGATTTCTTTACTCTAGATATGGTGGAAACATGTCTTTTGGTAAACAGGCACTACAATCTTTAGATGGTGGGTTTTTAAATTTAGCCATTGGTACTGCTTCACTTTATACTCTTACTAGTGGTGCTTATAATTGCTGTTTGGGTGGAAGTTCTGGATATTATCTTACTTCTGGGCAACACAACATGTTTATTGGAACTTATTGCGGTTATCACGCTACTACAGCTGCTTATACAGTGGCAGTTGGTAATTGGGCTTTAGGGGGTGCCGTTCTTACAGCAAATGGTCAGATAGGCATTGGTTCTTCGACATTGAGAAGTAATAATGGTGCAAATACTGTTGGAATTGGGTATCTTGCTGGGTATTATCCAGCAAACAATGTAACTAACGCTTCAACTGCTGATGTGGCTTGCACCTATTTAGGTGCTTATTCTGGTAATGCTGGTATTACTGCTTTGACTGGTGCGGTTGCTATTGGTTATATGTCTTCAGTTGGTGCTAATTATAATATAGCTTTAGGTGGGGTTGGTAGCTATGCGGCAAAAGTTGTTATTGGTGGAACAGTTGCGACAGAAAAACTACATATTATAGGTGGTAATTCTTTGATGGAAGATAATTATGGCGTTCTATTGGGTACTGGTAGCGATATGAAGGTGTATTACGATGGGACTTCTGGGTATATCGCGACCAATTTAGTCGCTGCAAGTGACTTGCACGTTGGCTGTGGGACTGATAAGACCGTCGTTTTAGATGAAACTGTCTGGGACGATTTGCGTGTAGTGCCTGGTAGTTTTGATAGACCTGGGGTTTCAGACCCAACAATCCAAGCAGTTCAACCTGGCGGAAGCGGAACAACAACTTATCTTTATAGATTTGAAAAGAATGACATTGCCTCTTTTACTATTCAGTTGCCACACAATTACAAGGTTGGCACGGACATATACGCACATGTTCACTGGACACCAGGAGATAGAGGAAACGAGGAAAACGGAGCAACTGTTGGTTGGAAAATAGATTATACTTGGGAAAATATAGGTGGAACATTTGGTACAATATCAACACTTGATTTATCAGATGCTTGTGATGGTACTGATTGGAAACATCAAATGACTTCTAATGTGGCTATAACTGGAGCAGACAAAACCATCAGTTCAATGCTTATTTGCAATATAAAAAGAACTGATACTGGAGATGATGACACCTGGGTTGGTACAGGGACAAACTCACCCTTTTTACTTGAGATTGATTTTCATTACGAGATTGACACTATGGGTTCAAGAACTACAGTAACTAAATAAAACAATATGTTAATTGATGAAAACGGAGTGGAGTATGCAGAGATAGAAGTTGCTCCTGCAATACCCGCTGAAAAACGCAAGATGTTTAAGGAGGAATTAAGACAAGAACTAGAAAATATTGATATAGAAATTAATATGGAACAAGCGATAATAGAAAAACTTAAGGCTAAGAAACAATTACTAAAAAGTGAACTTAATTTATTCAAATAATATGCCAAGTATTCAAGACTCATTAAATGTTTTTGCTGGTACAACAGGCTTATCAGCACAAGACGCTGCCGCAGCTTTAGCTAATTTACCATTACCTGGTAATGTAGAAGACGCAGATAACTCTTTAGTAACTGAAACTACCAAGGGGGCTGATGTAATTGGAAGTGATATTTTAACAAACGGAACAATAGAAGCCTGGACATACGTACCTGCATATTTGACAGGTGGTAATGCAGCGACAGCTGTTATTGGAACTTGGCAAGCAGTAGCAGATGGCACTTTCGCAATCACAATAGATGGAGTTGCACGTAATGTCACTGGATTAAATTTTAGTGCTGCTGCGGATATGGCAGCTGTTGCCGCTATTATCCAAGCTGGTATTAGAACATTAACAACCAAGTTAGAAACATGTGTTTGGAGCACAAACCACTTTGTAATCAGTTCAGTTGATACGACAG